GGCCTCCTTGGCGCGCTCCTCGGCATCCGGGGCGGTCATGCCCGGCAGCCGGCCCACCAGCGCCCGCAGCTCCGCCTCTCCGCCCTGGCTGAAGGTCACGGGGTTGCCCTCGTGCCGGCCGTCGAAGAACACCCGCAGCCCGGGCGCCTCGATGCGGAAGGTGAAGCTGTCCAGCGTCACCAGCTTGGCGTCGCCCAGCAGCCGGGCGCTCTCCTTGGCCGGTCCCATCAGGGGGGCGGCGGGACGGCAACCACGGGCCTTGATCTGGTCACGGGCGAGGCGGGCGAGGGCGGCGGCGTCCATGGCCGGTCACTCCGCCGCGATGCCGGAGAGGATGGGCGTCCGCTTCCAGTAGGCGGCGGCATAGCCCTCCGCCACGCCCAGCAGCGCCCCCACGTCGCTGTCGACCGCAAGGGCCGTGCAGTTGTCGAAGGCGGAGCCCTCGGGCTTCTCCCAGTACGTCAGGTAGTGGGCGCCCGTGCTGTCCAGCGTAAGGCGGAAGCAGCCGGGGAGGAGGTGGCCGGCCTTGCGGAGGCGGGCGACGGCTTGGTCGACGGTCATGTCAGCACCCATTCCAGCAGGGAGTTGAGGGCGACCAGAGCGGCGCTGGTGATCAGCATGGCTCCGGCGAAGGTGGTCCAGAACACGCGGTTCTCGTGATCCTCGGAGGTCTGGTCAGGCATCGCGGGCCGGGCGGAGTTCATGGCCGGGCACGTCGGAGACGAAGACCCGCTCGGGCGTCACCAGCTCGTAGCGGGGATGCTCCTCGTAGGTGCGGCCAATGACGGTGGCGGGCCAGCCGTCCACGATGACGGGCGTGTTCAGGGCGATGGGCTGCGTGTGCATGGCGGGCTCCTCAGAAGGGGAGGTCGCTGGGGCGGCGGTACGGCGGCTCGTCAAAGCAGTCCGTGGGCTGCGGCACGCTCTGACCGGTGGCCTTGAGCGTCCGGCCGAACACCATGAGGAAAACCAGTGCCTCCACCGTCTGGTGGGCGTTGAAGGCGGCTTCCTGATTGCCGCCGTGGAGGGCGGTGAGTTCGGAGATGGCGAGGCTCATCACTCCGGCTCCTTCTGCATCTGGCAGCGGCCGGCGCTGTCGCAGTCCTCACGGGTGGGGCAGGGCAGCGGGACACCGCAATCGGAGGCGGGGCCGCACAGGGAGCCGTCGCGGGGGCTGGCGGGCTTCAAGCCCAGCGCCGCGGCGACGGTCGCCATGTCTCGAAACTGGTGGAGCATCACGCAGCCTCCCGATCACGGACGTAGCCCTCGGGGATGAAGCCCTGCGTGTTGACGAGCCAGTTCACCAAATCCTGAAGCTGGTCGATGTCCAGTGCTTGGAAGATCACGTCATGGACGTAGCTGCTGCCCATATTCGACAGCAGGCGCTGGGTCATGGCCGACAGCTGCTTGTCATTCGACTGACTGACCAGTTCGTTGACAATTCTGTCCGCTGCCACGCTGACGGTGATGTTCAGGTCGATGTCGGCCATGTCTCGGGCGCTCCGGTTAGTGGAGATGGTCAGTAGCCAGCGAAGCCGCGCACGGCCTTCCAGGTCGGCTCGATGACCTCGGTGCGGTCGCCGAACTCCACGGAGCCGTCCGGCCGGCGGCGCGAGTAGCCGATAGTCCCGGCGATGCGCCCGTCAGGAGTGGCGGCGGCGGCGATCCCGTGGGCGGCGAGGAAGTCGATCATCTGGGCCATTTGGCTCTCCATCTCGAAGGAGCGGCCCTAGGCAGCCAGCTTTCGCAGCGCCTAGGGCCAAGTTCCGGGGAGCCATGGGAGGAAGCGCTATCCCGGGTCAGGAGACGCCTCGGATGCGTCGTGCTGACAGGAATGATCTTGCGATAACCGCAATCGCATGTCAATGCGGAAATCGCAAGATGCATCACATGAAAAACCCCGCCGTCCGGAGAGGGCGGGGTTGCGTGCGGAGCCGGGTGAGCGCTTACGGCGCTGGTGGCTGCGACGGAACCTGAACGATGACGGGAGCCGGAGCCGTGATGGTTACCGGCGGCGGCGGGGAGGCGTCCGGTTTAATCCAGCCCAGGCCGCCGATAATTCCGCCAACGATGATCGCCACTGCACCGACGCAGATGGCGGTCCACTGGACTTTCCAGGCGTACAGGTCGGCCTTCGTCGGATTGTTGCGGACCATGGCTTCCATGCCAGTCACAACCGCTCCCAGCCCGGACTTGATCTCGTCCAGGTCCTTGCGGATGTACTCGAAGTGGGTTTCGAGCTTGGCAACGCGCTCCTGCATATCACTACCATGGCCATTCCCACCGCCGCTGCCAACCCCCATCAACGTATAGGAGTTCCCTTCCCCTCCGCCGGAGGGGGTGTCCTTACCCTTCCAGAGAGGCGTGACGTTATTCTTTTCCGGCGTCATCGACCACCTCTGGATTGTCTCTAATCCACCGTTCTACGATGTCGGAGAGAAAGTAAATCAGGTAGCCGCACTGACTGCAGGCTACCGCCAGCAGATCGAGAAAACGGCCGTTCGGCCTACCATCAGTATTCCACTGCTGAAGCCTGTCGGTCGGAGCGAGATCGCCGTCAGACAGAACATGAAAAGTATCGTTCTTGCAGCACTGACATCTCATGTCAGCGCCCATCGTGGCCAAAAAGCGGATCGCGCCATCTGGGCTTATTCCACGGGTTTTTTCAGGACCGGTATCGGCCTCCGAATTATCGGTCGCCCCTGTCATTCTCACAGCCCCAGCAGCTCGGCGTTGGTCAAAACCTTGTAGATGTTCCGCACTTCCCGGGTCGGATAGGTCACCGGCCCACGCACGGGGAAGAACTGCTCCGCATGGACCAGATCGGGCGCCCGGCGGATAAACCGCTTCAGGAAGCACTTGCCAGCTTGGCCGTCCTTGCCGTGCAGCTCGATCACCACGTCATCGCCGGGGCGGGCGGGCCGCTTGGGGTGGATGTAGACCAGCTCGCCTTCCTCGTAGCGCGGGCTCATGGATGAACCGGAGACGTAGATAGCGAACGCCTCCTTGACGCCCACCAAGCCGGGCGGCCGCCGCACATAGTCGATCGTCTCGCCGTTCCACAGGAATTCCGCGTCATCGCCGCCCACAGCCGTGCCATAGACCGGCACGTCGCGGCGCAAGCTGGCGGCCGCGGGAACCTCGACGTCCGCCGGGCGGATCTCCAAAGGTTCGCCGTATGTGTCAGGCTCGGGGACGGTGACGGAGATACCGTCTTCAGGCGGCCGCGCGGATGCGTCGCCAACGCCAAGGTAGGCGTAGATCGTCGCCAACTCCCGAGCCTTGATCTGGCGCTCGCCCTTGAGCATCCGGGACACGCCAGACGGTTCGATGCCCAGCGCCTTGGCCAGGCCCGCCTGTGTCTTGCCCTGCGGCTTCAGCTCTTCGAGCCGCCGCTTGATCCAGTCCAGTTCCATCGCCGGAGTATTGCGTAACGCGCAATAAACTCCCATTGCGATTGACGCACTTTCCACTTGCGATGACGTTGCGATTAGCGCAAGATGGCGGGCATGGAACAGACCGTATTCCCCATCGCCCAGCGCGTCATCGAGAAGTGCGGCGGCCACAAGGTCGTCGCTGAGATGGTCGGTGTCGCTGTCTGCAACGTGTTCCGGTGGACGTACCCGAAGGAACGGGGCGGCACTGGTGGCCTCATTCCGGCACGGCATCAGCCGCTGCTCTTGGAAAAGGCCCGCCAGCAGCATGTCCCGCTGACCCCGGCGGACTTCTTCCCGAACGCGGCCGAGTAAGGGAGCGCCCGAAAATGCCCTCGGACGCCCACACCCCCCTTCACTCCGGCTTCGACGGGCTGAGGCTTGGTCTCCCCCAAGCTGACAATGCCGTCAATCCCTACACCGAGTATAGGCGCGCGGTGGTGGCACACCACAGGGCGGGCCGGACTACCCCTCATCCCCGAAAGAAGGAGAGTGCCATGTTCCACCGCTTCGCGCTGGTGTGCCAAGCCGCTGGTTTTGCGGGCGTGGCCTTTCTGCTGGCGAACAACGGCGACTATCTGGCCGCCGCTGCCATGGTCGGCTTCTGCTCGCTGGAGGCGCACGGCGCACTCTTCCCGGCCAAGCGCGCGTCCTACTACCGGACCGTCGCCAACCGGCTGGCGCCCCCGCCGCGTGGCGAGCGCGGCCGCTTCCTCAAGCCTGTCGCCTGACACGTCCCGCCTCCCTCTCCAGCGCCTTCCCAGCCTCTCCCCCGATCCGGCAGCAGGCCTCCATCAGAGGCTCCCACCGATCGGGGTCCAGTTCGGAGAGCAGCGCAAGCGCCCTGATCGCCTGACAGGCCAGGGCATCGATGGGGGAAGGGGGCGGGGGTCGGGTCTGCATACCTCTAAAGTTATTCGCCTCTCTGGAGCAACGTCATGGGCAATGTCACCGAAATCACGAGCGATCTGGTTCAGGAGGCGTTCACCGA